AAATGCGACGACGTCGTCGCATTTGCCTAACCGGTTTTATGCAGTTTCAGACGACCCATCGTCTTGAGCCTGTCGTAAACCTCGTCCAATTTGCTCTCGACCACGCCTTCCGGGTAGTGTTTGAGGATGACCGCCATCGCCTGTTTCCAGTCGCCGCCGTCTGCCTCGACGCGGGGTTTTAAGCGTTTGGCGATTTCGACCTTGCTCAATACCTGCTCAGAGACTTCCATCCGGTTGTACGCCATCTGCTGTCCCTGTTTGGGCATAAAGAGCGTATTTCGCGCGGCGAGCGTATCTTCCTGATGTTTGTACGGGTCGATTTCGCCGCCGAATGGGACTGCTTTGTCTTTGCGTTTGGCGGCTGCCGCCTCCAGCGTTTCCGCACCCATCGCCAGCTTGTCCAGCTCTTTTCGATGATGCTGCGCGTCCGTATCGGCAGGGGCTTTGTATTCCGCCCCGATGACCGCGGCGTCAGCCCTGAAGCCCATCTCGTCAAAAACTACTTCGGGTACGGATACCCAAACCTCGTTACCCTCCGCGTCATAAGTGGCGACCCGCGCCCCGTTTACCTCCCAAGGGTTCTTACCGACCAAAACCTTCTGACCGACCAAAATCCCCTTGATGCCTTTCACGCTATATACCCGTCCGCCGAAGCGGATTTCCAAATCCGCCGAGACTTTCGCCTCTTTCGGCGCGCTGATGGCCAGTTCTCGGCAATAATCTGCAGGCGGCGGCAGGATGAGCTGCTCGGGTTTGATTTTGTTCCACGCCTGATAGCGGGTCATGCCGTGGCGGCTGTGCTTTTGCGTACCGTTGTAGTAACGCATCCACCGTTCCGATAAAGCATTGAGCTGGTCGATGTCGTGCACCTCGGTAAAGCGCAACCCGCTCTCAAATGCCGTTTCGACAATATCGTTAGCTTTTTCTACTTGCCCTTTGGCACGCGGATTGCCCGGCTTGTTGATTTGCACATGCACATCCAACGACTTGCACAAATTTTTAAACGCTGCCGAAGTATTCGCGCTGCCCGGGTCAAGCATGACCATGCGCGGTACGCCGCGAAACGGGTCTTTTAACGGGTCTGCCTTTTGCTGTATCATGTAGATGAAAAAGTCGCAGAGGTTCGCGCTGGTCTCGCCGCCGAAGTAATAACGCACCGCAATCGTGCCGGAGGCATGGTCTGTCCCCGTGTACCGCCAGACGCGGTCGTTTTCGATTTTGACGACGTTTTTCGGCTTGTTTTTATAAAACTCCTCTTCCTTCATCACCCGCAGCCCCGTATCCTTACCCTGACGTGGTAGGTAATACAAAACGCACAAACTCGGGTCGATTTGCCAACAATGGTTCGGATGTTCTGATTTCATCCGACTGACCGGGTCGGGTTGGAGCAGTTGGTCGGGATGCAGCTTGTACTCTCGTAAAGCTCGGGTAATAGTGTTTTCAGAAAGGGGCATGACTTCCCCGGTTTCCTCATCAATCCGCGCCGCCTCGATTTTTCCGTTGGCGCGCAGCATTTCCACTGCCTGCCGCACTGACATCAACCGCTTGCCGTTGCGCCTCATCGCCTCCACCAAAACCGCCGAAATCAATTTGGCTTCTTCTGGTTTCAGTTCCGTCTTGCCCGCATCGCTGCGCCGTTTGCGCGTCGGCTTGACGCTGACCGCCTCCAGCTTGCGGTATAGCGTGGCAAGGCTGATGCCCAATTCCTGCGCCTGCTGCTTAAGATATGCAGAGCGTGCGCCGCGTCCCATTGCTTCCGCCTGATTCTCGACTGCCTTAAGACGCTCAATCATTGCCGGATTCATCGCCTTCTCCTGTTTCACCGCCCAACCATTCCGGTACATTGTCTGTCGGTGCTTCGGTCGGTAGGGCATAGCTTTCGCGCAGTTGCTCGCAGTCCAAAATAATTTGATTGAGCGTGCCGACCATCTTCGCGCGGTGGTCAAATCCATGCGCCTCGCCGTGAGCCGCCATCTGTTCAAACATCTCGCGCAATCGGCTGATTTGCGAGCGGATACCGACTTCCAAGCTGCCAAGCTGCATCGTCAGCTCGATGCCCACATCCGCAGGTTTAGGCTCTTTGACACCCGTCTGCTTTTTCGACAGCTTTTCTGCCAGCTCATCGACCTTTTTATTTTTATCGGCAATTACCTTATCTTTCGCTTCAGCCGTTTCGCGGCTCTCGCGCAAGGCCACACGCAGCTCGCGAACTGTCATCCTGTCTACATCGTCCAAGGTCATGCCGTTGACTTCTCCCCCTTCGGCCAAACCCACCAGCGTAACGTCTTCTTCGACCAAGAGTTCCAGTAGTTTCGACTTGCCTAAATCCATCAGCTTCGGCGCGGCTTTCTGCATTTGCGGCGTGGCGAAACGCTGCGTGGCACGCATTAAGCGAGATGCTTCCATTTTCCCGATGCCGAACTGCTCTTTCGTAATATTCTCAAAGCGGCCATGCTCGGTATGCTCTTTCAACACAATCAAAGCACGCCCCAGCTCGAACATGCCCTCCATCGTCTGCCGTACCGCCAAGCGGCCGCGTTCAATCCAACGCTCTTCACTGTACACCTCGCCGTTACCCCATTGCTCCATTACCATCACGCTGTGCGCGGCTTGGTAGTTTTGCACTGCAACCGCATCCATTACTTCAACTTCATTGCTCATTTTGTTTCTCCAAAAGTAACGACGTCGTTACTTTTCAAAATTCGTTAATCTACATTCACCCGCTTGCCGATTTCGGCAATCTTGCTTTGCAGCCGTTCATGCTGCTGCCTGAACCGCTCGGCGATTTGCAGCGTCCTGATGCTGTACGCAAAATTGCCGTTATCCAGCTTGACCACTAAGCCCTCGGCAATCAGGTCTTCCAAGTCCCGGCTGACATGTACCGGCGAAATACCGAGGCCGTCTGCAATTTCCTTGTTGCTGATGCCGATAATCGGATGGGCTTCCAATGCCTTAAAGACTTTCAAAAGTCGTACGCCTTTGGCACTCATCACGCACTCCGTTTCACATCGCCCGATTGCTGCTTGATGCCCAGCTCTACCGCAATTTCATGCGCTTTGCCGCGATTGGCTTTAATCGTGCCGTTCAAAATACGCGACACATACGTCGGGTCGTAGCCGCGTTCGTCGCACCAAGATTTAATGGTCTCCCCACGCTTACGGAAACCTTCTTTTACTTTTTCTGCATTCACGGAATATCTCCTATTTCATCTCGTGATAGAATGTTAAATATTTAAAGATTTAAACAATCTTGCTTAAATGTTGGATAAATAATAACTGGAATATTTCTATTAAGCAAGATTATTTCTAGGATATTTTCAGGATTAATTCTATGAGTTTGATTTTTACAAGAAATATTCGTGAGTTATTGAGTGAAAAAGACCTCACTATTGCAGAATTTGCGGATGCTATCGGCGAGAAAGTGTCCCGAATAAATGATGTTTTGAGTGGGAAGCAACGTCCCCCATTTGATATAGTAGAAAAAATCCTGACAACTTTTGATGTTGATGCGCGTTGGCTGATTACAGGTAGGAATAATTCCAGAATTGAGCCGGCTGACATCAGGAATTATTCTGAATCACTCGACTACGACTACGTTCCAATGTTTGATGTGGAAGTATCCGCAGGTAACGGCGCGGCTGCCTATGGCGTGACCGACCCGGCCATGCACTTGGCCTTTAGAAAAGACTGGCTCAAATCACGCGGCCTGTTTGCCAAAGACCTCAACTGCGTGGTGGCACGAGGCGACAGCATGGAGCCCACCATCAACAGCAAAGACACGCTGCTGGTCGACACCAGTAAAAACAACCCGCGCGACGGTCAGATTTACGTTATTCGCAGCGGCGACGTGTTATGGGTAAAGCGTGTCCAACGCCAAATCGACGGCAGTCTGCTCTTAATCTCCGACAACTCGACCTATCCGCCTATGCCGCTGATGCTGTCTGACCATCCGGACATACAGGTTATTGGCCAAGTGGTTCAGATTTCAAAAGACCTGAACTAGCCACAATCAAAAAGGGAAATAGAATGAAAATACTCGCTTTATTAATTGCCGCTACCTGTGCTTTATCTGCGTGTAGCGGCCAATCTGAAGAGCAACCGGCACCTGCCCAGCCTCAAGAGCAAGTTCAATCCGAATTGAAAACCATGTCGGCAAGCTATGCCGAATATCAAGCAGCAGCCAATAAAGGGCTTGCCGACCAAAAAACCGGGCTATCCCTGCCTGAACATGTATCCCCAACCGATAATGCAGAAGGGAAGAATCTGCTGCATGATTTTTCAGACGGCCTCACATTAACCGTTGATACCGATAAAGCCGACAAAATTACTGCCGTCCGAGTAGTCTGGAACACAGATGCAGTGCCTCAAAAAGCGGAAAAACTGTCCAAAGCTGCCGCAGCATTGATTGCGGCAACCGCCCCGGAAGACCGCACACTGCTGCGTGATACCGGCGACCAAATCAAAATAGCGATTGACAACCATAATGCGAAAAAAGACCCAACCCGTGAATGGGCGCGTGGTGGGATTGCTTATGAAGTCACTGTTACCAATTTACCGAGCGTGGTTTTGACGGCGAAACCTGAGTAACCTGCATTACAGCCACAATTAGGAGCAGACGGAGATGATGTTTGTAGAGCCTGCAGAGAATAAATAACTGATAAAACAAAGGCCATCTGAAAAGATTTTAGATGGCTTCAAAGGGAACCTGAAAGGGAAGTATGAAAACTGTAATTATTAGAAATGAAGCCGATATTTATCAGATTTTAGAAAATTACCTCAAGGATGATAAATATTTTTCCAATAGAAAGATTAAGGTAAAATCTCTCCCAAAGCTGGAATTAAAATTAGAAGGAGAAGAGTTTCACTCTAGTATCACACCAACTATCATGAAGGCATTCATTGAGTTACAAAGTGGCCTTAACCGAGCTTATGCTGTAGCCAAATATGGTGAAGCTAATGCCAATCGATTGACACAAGAAGAAAAGAAAGAACTGGAATTTATTGTCAGAGTTGAAAAAGGCAGTTCTCTTTTTTCATTAGATTTTACAGCGGGCTTTACCAAGCTATTAGAACAAGGAATGTCACAGATGAACGGGACACAAATGACTGTTACATTGATTTCTATGGCGGCGATGTGGTTTGGTTCTAGTGCTTTCAAGAATTACTTGGACTACCGTAAAGAGCGACGAACAGCAGAAGCCAAAGAAACACAAGATATTGAACTGATACAACAGTTAAAATTCGCTTCAAAACAAGAAACCGAGAGAGCGCGTATCTTGGCACAAGTTGCGGCTAAAGAACCATTGGTTCAATCTGTCAAAGAATTATCAGATGAGTCAAAAGCTGAAGCAGTCAAGCGTTTAGCGCAAGCAGAGCAAATTTATCTTGATAATGATACCAAACTTACAGGAGAGCAGGCTGAGGCACTTGCTAAAAATGCGCGTAAAAAACCAATAGAAGCAAGAATGGACGGCATATATCGTATTTTGGCAGTCGATTCTAGTCTTCCTGATGAGTTTAAAGTAACCATTCAAGCCAAAGGAAGCGGTATTAAATTTACAGCTGTTGTTCAAGAAGACTCTTTTGAACAAAAATATAAGAAAATTTTACAGCAAAATGAGTGGGCTAAAAGCCCATTATTTCTACAAGTAAATGCAGTAAAAAGAATTTCTGATGATTCGGTAATACATGCTACTATAACAAAAGCAGAAAATTTGCCAGATGAAGAGGAAGACTAAGTTTTAACTCGCATTAAAGGCTTATTCAGACAGCCTTACCTAAAATCCCTGTACCTATCAATAGATACAGGGATTTTTTATGTCCACCAAATTCAATCAATTCATTGAGCGTGTCCTCTCTCATGAGGGCGGTTACGTCAACCATCCAAAAGACCCCGGCGGCGAAACCAACTGGGGCATCACCAAGCGTACCGCAATGGCAAACGGCTTTAACGGTTCCATGCGCGCCATGACCCGCGAACAGGCTATCGGCATTTACCGAAAGGCGTTTTGGGAGCGTTACCACGCCGACCAAATGCCCGAAGCGGTCGCTTTCCAATTTTTTGATGCCTGCGTCAACCACGGTTACGGCAATGCCGCCCGTATGCTCCAACGCGCCGCAGGCGTGCCGGACGACGGCATCATCGGCGAAATCAGTCTCAAAGCCATCAATTCCCTCCCCGAAAACGACCTTTTATTGCGGTTCAACGCCGAGCGTCTGGTCTTTTATACCAAGCTCGGTACGTTCACGTCTTTCGGTAAAGGTTGGGTCCGCCGCGTCGCGCAAAACCTGATCCACGCATCAGCGGACAACATTGATTAAAAAAGGAGCAATCATGTCAAAAAAGTCTTTACTCGCCCTAATGGCCGCCGTGATGTCTCCCAGTTTCAGCGTCGATCTGGGCATTCGTTCAGCTATACCTTCTCAGGGATGCCGGACGATGCCTCACCGTCCAAGCGGGGTAGCGGCAGCGAAACGCGCCGCGAAAAAAAACCGTCAAAAATGACCGGCTTTTTCCGATGGCTGGGCGGTTTAGTCTCCAATCCCGCAACCGGAAAAATCAGCCATACCAAATTATGGGCAAACGTTGCCGCCGCAGCGATGACCTATAAATTCTCGCTCTCACCAGATGCCCCCGAATGGCTTTGGTGGGCATACGGCGCGATGGTCGGCGGCTACGCCCTAATCAAACGCGGTATTGCCGCCGTACCGCAGTTGGCGGAAATCAAAAAATCCGCGAATCCGGAAGAATGGAGCGGCAATGATTGATTTTTTATACAAAAACAAATCGGCATTGGCATGGCGTGCATTGATTGTTTTGGGCATCTGGCTAAGCGGCTATCACTATGCCTCCGACAAAGCCGATGCCAAGCAAACCGCCCTGATTACCGCCTATCAAAATTCATCAATGGCGGCAGCCAAACAATACGCCGACGAGCTTAAAAAAGCGCAGGCGGAAACGAAGCGTTGGCATGACTTCGCGCAGCGTCAAAGCATCGAGCTGGCATCCGCCCTGAGCGAACTGGATAAAAACAAAAACACTTTACAGGAGCAAACGCATGACGCGATTAAAAAAGACGGCAATGGTTTTAACGGTATCGGCTCTAACAGCCTGCACCTCTACAACCGTGCCTTCGGATACCCCGATTAAAACCGTACCGACAGTGGATTTGCCGCCTGTATCTACCGGGCTGCTGGTCAAATACGAACGCCCCGAGCGTCCGACCGGCGGCTCACCCGAACAACTCTTAAACCATGCCGTACGTTACGGCGAATACTGCCAAAAATTGGAAGTCCAAGTCTCCGGGTGGCAGGACTGGTACACGAAAGGCCGCCTGAAAAATGACTGATTTTGCCGACCGCGCATCAGAGCGTGAAGCCATATTTTTGGAAGAGTCCCTAGCGAAACATCAAATCACACCGGAACGCGCCGACAGCCTGAGCCATTGTGAAGATTGCGGCAGCCCGATACCGGAAGCAAGGCGAAAAGCAGTCAAAGGCTGCACCCGCTGCATCGTTTGCCAAGAATATTTCGAACACGGATGGCCTTAAAAATGGAAAAAACCTTTATACACATCGAATTTTGGCAGTTGGTCGGATTTCTTCTCTCCTTCCTCGGCATCTGTTTTACCTTCGGCAAAATGCTGCTGGCGCAATTCCGCGAGCAGCAGGACGAACGCCAAAAACAGCAGGAACGCCTGCAAGGCAAAGTCGAAATCATGGAAAACAAACTGGCGGAATTCAACGCCGGCCTACCTCTGACCTATGTTTTGCGGGAAGACTACATCCGCAATCAGGTCGTCCTCGAAGCCAAGCTCGACAATGTTGCCGAAAAACTCACTGAAATATACAAGATGGAAAGCGTAAAGAAATGATTAGCCAAGAATTGATTGCCAAACAACGCCGCGAGGGGATGCGTTGGAACATCATCAACACCCTTAATAAAGCCCGCCCGCACACCACCAGCGAGACCTTTCTGCTGGACATCATGAACGCGATTTACCCGCAGACCACCGCCACCGAACTACGCCAGCAGCTCGACTACCTTGCCGACCGCAAAATGGTCGAACTGAATAAAGCACCGCACGGCTTGTGGTTTGCCGACCTGACCAGTTTGGGTGTCGATATTGCCGAATACACAGTCGAGTGCCGCGCCGGTATCGCCCGCTCCGAAAAAGTGTGGAGCTGATATGGCAAAACGCAGCGTCATCGACCAGCTCCCTGAAGCCGTCCGACACGAGTTTGAGCGCAAGCTCGTCGAAAACGGCTTCGCCGACTATCAGGCATTATCCGAATGGTTGCAGCAGCAGGGCTACGAAATCAGCCGCTCCGCCGCCCATCGGTACGGCCAAAAAGTACAGCGTCGGTTTGCCGCCATCAAAAACAGCACAGAAGCGGCACGCCTGATTGCCGAAGGCGCGGCAGACGAAGGGGATACCCGCTCCGAAGCCTTAATGGCGATGTTGCAGACAGAGTTGTTTGAGGCATTGGTGCAGATTGGCGAGATGCCCGAAGACGAGTTAAACGCGCTTGACCGTTTCGGGATTATGAGTGAGGGCGCGCGCAAAATCAGCGGTCTGATTACCGCCGGAACGCGCCTTAAAGAATATCAGGCAAAAGTTAAAGCCAAAGTCGAAGCCGCCGCCGAAAACGTGGCCAAGCAGGCAAAAAAAGGCGGGCTGTCCGACGCGGCTGCCGAAGCCATCCGCAAACAGATTTTAGGTATCGCATCATGACATTGCCCAAAACCGAAGACCGCACGCCATCGGCATTGCTTCCTTATCAGCAGCGTTGGTGCGCCGATAACTCTCCCGTCAAACTCTGCGAAAAATCCCGACGCATCGGTCTGAGCTGGGGCGAGGCTGCCGATACCGCCTTACTTGCCGCCTCATCTGGCGGCATGGACGCATGGTACATAGGCTACAACAAAGATATGGCTTTGGAGTTTATCCGCGATTGTGCCAACTGGGCCAAGTTCTACGGTTTGGCGGCAGGCGAAATTGAAGAGACCGAAGAGGTGTTCGTCGAGGGGGACGACAAAAAATCCGTCCTCGCCTTCGTCATCCGTTTCGCGTCCGGCTGGCGCGTTACCGCCTTATCCAGCCGCCCCTCAAACCTTCGCGGTAAGCAGGGGCGCGTCATCATTGACGAGGCGGCGTTCCACGAGCAGCTCGGCGAGCTGCTCAAAGCGGCAATGGCATTACTGATGTGGGGCGGTCAGGTACACATCATCTCTACCCATGACGGTGTGGACAATCCGTTCAACGAGCTGATTACCGACATCCGTGCGGGCAAAAAGCCGTACTCCATCCACCGCATTACTTTCGACGAGGCCGTTTCAGACGGCCTCTACCGCCGCATCTGCCTGCGTTTGGGTAAAGAGTGGACGAAAGAGGGAGAGGAGGCATGGTGCAAAGAGATTCGTGATTTCTACGGCGACGATGCATCCGAAGAGTTGGACTGCATCCCTAAAAACGGCGGCGGCAAATGGCTCAACCGAGCCTTGATTGAGAGCCGTATGAGTCCTTATACGCCGGTTATCAGATACGACCAAAGCGATGAGTTCGGCCTCTTGCCCGAGCCGCGCCGCGCCGCCGAAGTAGCGGACTGGATAGCCGACACCATGCAACCGCTGCTCGACGGTTTGGATAAAACCCGGGTTTCCTTTGTGGGTGAAGACTTTGCCCGCAGCGGAGACCGTACCGTCATCGTCCCTTTATTGCAGCAGACTAATTTAAGCCTTAAGCCGCCGTTCGTGTTGGAGTTGGGCAATATGCCGTTTGCTCAACAAGAGCAAATCATGAAACACCTGTTGCACGGTTTACCCAATCTGCGCGGAGCGGCATTGGACGCGCGCGGCAACGGTCAGTCAATCGCCGAAGCCATGCGCGACGAATTTGGCGCGGAGGTATGCGAGTCGGTCATGCTCTCGGAAAACTGGTACCGCACCCATACCGCTCCGTTCAAAGCCGCCCTCGAAGACGGCACGTTGGACGCAATCCCCAAAGACGAAGACATCCTGACCGACATGCGCGCCTTCGAGCTGGTCAGAGGCGTGCCGCGCATCCCCGATGTACGCACCAAAGGTCAAGACGGCAAAAAACGCCACGGCGACGCGGCGATTGCCTTTGTTCTTGCCCATTACGCCAGCCGCGAGCTGAATACCGGACCGATACGCGTAGCCAGCCGCCGAATCCGCCGAAAAAGCGCATTAACCAAAGGTTATTAAGGTATTTAAAGAGTACATATCATGCCCAAACCCCACCTCAAACTCAAAACCAGTCAAGGCATCATGACCTTCAAGCCACAGGATTTATCTGCCCATCTCGCCGTTTCCCGCCAGTTTTTTAGCGGTTTTAACGGCTGGCTGCCTAATCCCGACCCCGTTTTGCGCAAAATGGGCAGGCAAATCTCCGTTTACCGCGAGCTGATGCGCGACCCCTTGGTCGGCTCGCTGGTGCGTCGCCGAAAAGCCGCCGTCGCCCGCCTCGAATGGCGGCTTGAGGGCGACGATACGCCTAAAAATGTCCGGGATTTTATCGATAGCTGGCTGGCTGAAACCGATGTTTACCGCCTGATTAAAGACGTTTTAAACGCCGTTTTTTACGGCTACCAGCCCATCGAGCTGATTTGGCGTACCGATTCTGCATGGCTGCCTGACAAAATCATCGCCAAGCCGCAAGAGTGGTTCGCCTTCAACGACGAAGGCGAGCTGCGTTACATCCAAAACGGGCTGACCGATACCGTTCCTCCGCCTTATAAGTTTCTTTGCCCGACACATGAGGCAGATTATCTAAACCCCTACGGCTTAGGCGATTTGGGCTTGGTTTTTTGGCTGGTCACCTTCAAACGCGGCGGCCTTAAATTTTGGATGCAGTTCACCGAGAAATACGGTGCGCCTTGGCTGATTGGTAAAGAGCCGCGTTCCAATACCCCGCAGGATACCGACAAGCTGCTGGACGCGCTCGAAGCTCTAATCGGCAACAGCGTCGGCACCATCCCCAACGATTCCAGCGTCGAAATCCACGAGGCAAGCGGCAAGGCATCATCTATTGATGCCTACGACAAGCTCATCCGTTATTGCCGTTCCGAAATCAGCATTGCTCTGCTCGGACAAGACCAAACCACCGAAAAAGACAGTACCCACGCCAGCGCGACCGCTGGTTTGGAGGTAACGGACGACATCCGTGACGGCGATACCCGTATTGTTGAGGCGGCATTAAATCAGTTGATAAAGTGGGTGGTGGAGATTAATTTCGGGGAAGTATCTGCGCCGAAATTCGTGCTGTTTGAAAACGAGGAGAGTGGCACAAAAGAGCGGGCCGAGAGAGATAAGATGATGGTGGATGCCGGTGCCAAGTTCACCAACCAATACTGGCAGCGCACATACGGCCTTGAGGACGGTGACTTGGCGGACGAAGTCCAACCAACCCAAGAGGGTAGATCTGCCGATTTCGCCGAGGTCGATTTGACGGATGCAGGTTTGGTCATCGACGGACTCGCCCCCGATACAGGCATCCTGAATAAACAAGGCGAACGGCTGACTGCCGTTCTAGTGGCTGAATTAAGGCAGGGCGAAACCGCCGAGAACCTGCTTGACCGTCTGTCCGCCACCTATCCGAATATGGACGATACCGCCTTACAAAACGAGTTGGCACGCCTGATTTTCCTTTCCGACTTGGTCGGCAGGATTGAAGTGGTACAGGAGCTTAAATCATGAACCCCCAAGATATTAAAGCCGTCTTCGGCATGACGCCGGATGCCGCCGTCGCCTATCTAAAGCAAAAAGGCAATGCCGTATCTTGGGATTGGCAGGATATGTTGGACGACGCGCACGCCACTGCCTTTACGGTGGCCAAAACCGCCAAAATGGATGTACTCTCCGACATCTATTCCGCCGTCGTCGATGCCGCTGAACAAGGGCGGACGCTGGAAGAGTTCAGCCGCGAACTCGCCCCCGTCTTGCAACGCAAAGGCTGGTGGGGCAGGCAGGAAGTTAAAAATCCTGAAGGCGAAACCCAAAGCGTACAGCTCGGCAGCCCCCACCGCCTGAAAACCATTTATCTGACCAATATGCAGTCAGCCTACATGGCGGGTCGCTACGCCGAAATGATGGACTCCATCGATACGCACCCTTATTGGCAGTACGTTGCCATCAACGACAGTCGCACCCGCGAAACCCACCGTATGATGCACAACCGTGTCTATGCCGCAGATGACCCTGTTTGGGATACCTTATATCCGCCGCTTGATTTCCGCTGTCGGTGCCGCGTCAAACCCTTGTCGCGCAGTGCGGGAGAAGGGCGCGTCCAACCCCGTCCGACGCTTGAAACCATTACCGTCGATATAGGTTCAAATCCCTATACCGGCGAGGAGCGTTACGCACAGCGTACCGGCATCCGTATCAATAACAAATTTATCGCACCAAATGCAGGCTTCAATGCCAACCAAGGCAAATCAATGCTGTCCCGCATGGCGCAAATCGCCGTAGACAAAGCACAGGCAACCCATCCGGACATCGCGCGGATTGCCATCAAGACCATGATGACTAACCAAAAATTCAAAAACGCCCTAACCCCCGAATCGTTGGCATGGGTGCGTGAATTATTGAAGGGCTGACCATGCTTGAAATTAAATTAGACGCAGAGCGGCTCGACCACGGTTTAAGTACACTGCTCAACAACGCCACCAATACCCGCGCCATGATGCGGGGCATCGCCACCGAG